CAGTAAACGTTGTCAATCCAGCCCTTGACAATACAGTCCGAATCTTTGACCAATTTTATAATTTTGACATACAAGTTCCGCAAAACGAGTATGATGTGGTCAACAGTTATTTTATATCAGTATTTAAATCAATCACTGCCGCAAGAAACTTTACAGTAACACTGTTTAGGGTTGCACAACAAACTCAAGTGCCAGTCATGACATTGTTAGCACAGCTACAGTCACAAGATGCACTAACAGTCAATACCACACTGGCTTACTTCTTGAATGGACTGCGTAGCCCCAGTACTTTGCTAGGCGTGAACTCAGTTCTAACTCCTAACTATTTCACAGCACGTAATGTTCTAGCATGAGCAACAACTTCGCCCAAGGGGTTTACCAGGTTAAAAATCCCAAAAAATATGTTGGCAAAGGTAGTCCTAGATATCGATCAGGGTGGGAGTGGGCGTTTTTTCAATTCTGCGACAACAACGATGCAGTACTGGAGTGGGCAAGCGAAGCAATTGCAATCAAGTACTTGCACCCTTTGACTGGCAAAATGGCCAACTATATTCCTGATGTGTTCATGCGATATCAGGCTCGCAATGATAAAATCTGTACAGAGCTAATTGAGATCAAGCCAAAAAATCAAAGCATGATAACAGAGAAAATGAAAGATCGAGACAGGGCTGTTGTTGCCATAAACCACGCCAAGTGGGCCGCAGCACAGGCCTGGTGCAAGAGAGCTGGCATTGTATTCCGAGTAATTACAGAAGATCAGATGTTCCACAACGGGTCTAAAAAGCGGTAAATACCGCATGACTCGTAAACTTGAAGAACTTTTTGATATGCCACAGGCTGATCCTGATAGCATACCCAGCTTTGACAATACCAACAGTGATATTGATGAAGCAAACATGTCGCTGTTACCATCTGCACTATCCGCCCTTGACAAAATAGAATCAGCTTTGCCGGCAGTGCGAGGCCTTGAGGCTAGCGATGTTGAAATGGATGACTTGGCCAAGAAAGCAGTTGACAGCTATGACAATCTCATGGACCTGGGAATGAATGTAGATAGCCGATACGCTAGTGAAATTTTTTCAGTAGCAAGCCAAATGCTAGGCCATGCAATAACAGCCAAAACAGCCAAGCTGAACAAAAAGCTCAAGATGATTGATCTTCAATTAAAGAAAGCCAAGCTAGATCAAGTTGACGCCCCTTCTGCCAAAATACCCAGTGCCGAGGGGCGCATGCTTGACCGTAACGATCTTTTACGCCAACTCCAACAGGATGCGGAAAAGACAAACGACGGTAAATAACATACAGGACTGAATTATGAAAACATTTGCGCAATACCTCACTGAAAGTGAAAAAACCTTTGATTACCGCATTAAGATTGTGGGAGATGTCCCTGATGGCTTTATGAAAGACTTCAAGGATAAACTAAAAAAGTTTGAACCAGTAAAAGTCTCAGACCCAAAGAAAACTCCCATTCAATCCAAGCCAGCTGGATTTCCCAACCACGAAAATCAGCCAGTCACAATCATTGATGCAACATTTAGATATCCAGCAACACCACCACAAATTACTCAGATAGCTGAACTACTGGGTTTGCAAGCCACACAAATTGACATTAACGATTTGAAGTGGAGTGAAGGTATGGACAAGGAACTCTTGGGCATTGCTGATCAAACAGATTTGCTAAACAGTGAGTATCCCGCAACTGATGCTGAACAACGTCAGTTGAAAAAAGAACATGCACAAGGCAACCAACAAGTGGTACAAAACTCAGCCGAGAATGCCAAATGGACAGTAGCTGGTGGTAAAACCAAACCAGCTGTGACAACAAATGATTTACCACAAGGTGTTAGAAGCCCGATGTCGGTAATCAAGAGACCCGCCAAGCCAGAGACCGGCTTTCAAAAATAAGGAAATAACATGACATTTTTTTACGACTTAAACAAAAAGCTGAGTGACTTGGCTGCAAAACAAACTTTGAATGAGGGCGCAAGCCATCAAGCAAAAACAACAATGAAGCATGTTGATGCTAGTGATGCATCACCGCGAGTAAAGGCTGAGTTGAAAAAAGCCTCTGGTGACATCAAGCCTGGCACAGCCGGCTACGATGATCGTGCTAGAATGTTGAAAGCTGCCGGCGTCAAGGACACTCGTGGTCCTGCCACAAACGAAGGCGCCAAGCCAGATTTTCTTGACGTTGATAAAGATGGCAACAAAAAAGAAACATTCAAGAAAGCAGTGGCAGACAAAGAAGTTGCCGAAGGCATTCTTGACACTGTGAAGAAAGTTGGCAGTGCAGTCAAAAAAGGTGCTGGCAAAGCACTGGACACATTGGGACACGGCAGTGATGAAGACATGATTCGTGACTTACAAAAGAAAGTTGGCATGCCACAAACTGGTAAAAAGCCAATGGCCCACATGAAAGAAGCACACGGCGGTATCAAACAAATCATTGGATCCATGTCCGGCGATGTTGCTAAATTCAAACAAGATGGTGATCTAAGTGATGCACTGTATAATGCACTATTTGATTACTACAGCGACAGTGGCGAAATGCCTTATGGTACAGCAAAAGCTCGAGATGGTGATCCATATGAATGGATTAGCAATCGCCTTGAACAAGAACTAAACGTAAGCGAAAATGTTGACAAAGAAGCTTTTGCCGCATTGGCACCCCCTACAGACAAGATCACTTTCGCTGACAAGATTGCCGGCGCCAAGAAAGAAGTTGACGAAATGCTGGGCGATGTAGCAGCAGAAGCCATGAAGCAGGCTCTGGGCCGCGGCAAAAAAGTTGTTGCTGACGAAGCAGAAGACAACAGTCCATTCACTGCACACAAGCGTCCCCGTGTAGAACGACCCAAAGTTGGTAGCACTGAGCGTGGAGCATTACATGATATTGAACACACAGCAACTGGCCGCAAAGTAACACGCAGAGTTGACCCTAATACTGGACACAGTGTGGGCTCAGATGATGATGCTCCAGCTTCGGGCGAAAAGCGTGGACGTGGTCGTCCAGCTGGCAAAGGCGCTGGCAAAAGCATCGGAGCCAAGGGCCCAAGTGGTAAGTCAAAATTAATGACCAAAGAAAGCGACAACGAAAGCGATGAAATCAAACAGGCCATGTCCATGTTGAAGAAAGCTGGATACGAGATTACCAAAGCCGACAAAGACGAAGAGCAAGTTAACGAAAAAGCAGTAAGCAAAAAACAACAAAAGTTCATGGGCATGGTTCATGCCGCACAAAAAGGTGAAAAGCCTGCTTCTAAAGAAGTTGCCAAGGTAGCCAAAAGCATGGGCAAGAAAGATGCTGAAGACTTTGCTAGCACCAAGCACAAAGGTCTGCCTGAAAAGAAAAAAACTGAAAAGAAAAAAGAAGTTGAAGAAACAACAGTAGCTGGATCTGTTGCTACTGCACCTGCCAAAGCCGCTAAAGGTGGTGTCTTTGGCAAAGGCGTTTACGAAAGTGCGATAGCTGAAAGCTTTGACAAAAAGTTAGACACAGTATTAACCGAAGGCATGAGTATTAATCTCAGCGTGGGCGAAGATGGTACAAAGTCTTTGAGCGTTAACGCCACCAATGAAGATGCTGAACAACTAGCGCAACTGTTAAAAATGGCTGGCTTAGGTGGTGAAGAAAGCGGTCAGCATGCTTGTTCCACTTGCGGTGAAAGTGCATGCGGCTGCCAACAAGTTGACGAAGAACTTGCCAACTCACCAAACCCCAACTACAGCAACACAGACACCATGGTAAACACATTGAGTGGCGGGCTTAACGGTCGTAAGACAACTGGGCAAACAACTATTCCAGTTATTGCACATCAAGATCGCCAAACAAGCGTAGCTGAAAGCTCAGAGTCTCGGTTGTGGGAATTGTACCAACGTTACAGCAAGTAACTGCTATTACAGGAAAATAACAAAATGGCAAATGTTTATACATCACTGGGAAACACCACAGTGTACACCGACAAGCTACAAATATCCACAGCTGGAAACGCTGTGACATACCAGGCTTACGCTGTGTCATTGGGCGGAGCAACTGCCGCAGGCAACATTTATTCTACACCTATTAGCATTCCGGCAAATACTGTGTTTGAAGTATACAGCGGCGCTGGAAACAAAGTCACTGTTACTGGTACACCATTCACTGCGTTAGAATTGGGCACAGCAAGTTCTGCCACACGTAGTGTGATACAGGCTTGATAGATGCGAGCAAACGAGTTTATCACTGAACGAGACGGCAAGATTGGCAAACGTCGTCAAGCCGCCACAGTGGGCCTAACCATATTTGGCGATAACGAACGTGCCAACAGTGACTACACTCTGAATCGCGTGATGATGGCTGTGGCCTGTGCCGACGGTTCTGACTCGATCATTGATATGGATGAAAAAAGCTGGATAGGAAAAAAACGTGGTGCCTATCCCTACACTAGAATTGAACACGACATGCTGAAGCAGGCATTTAAGGCAGCTGGTGCTGAGTACACCGATTTAAACAACGGTGACCTGGACAGTGAAGAGCATCCAGAAGTTAATACAGCAAGTCCTGTTGTGAGTTTCAAAGGCTATCCCCGATGAGAGCACGTGAATTTATCACAGAAAATGCAGCACAACTGCCGCCAGAGCAGGCTGATCCCATGCGATACACCTATGTGGTTCCTGGACTCAGTGCCGCCGATCCGTATCGCAATTATAGATTTGGTGTTGCTCTAGCTCGAGCAAGAAGCGAAGCAATTAAAGATGATGTAAACCCCAACATGCCTGCATGGCATGATGAAACTGCATTTGGTGAGCATGGTATTA